TATTTAACAATGGTCATGAAGATTGTAAGAAATTAACACCAGATGTTGTTAATTCATGGACAGGTGCTCAGTTGCATCAGTTTGAATGGACAGATAAATTGAGTAAGATACCTGAACATTACATCTTTACTGAAGGATATGATAATCCGGAAACCAAATGGGGTTGTTCTGGTTATCATTATACAAGAGGTGGTCCTTGGATAGAAAATATGGATACATCTAACATTAAACGACTATCTCATTACGAGGAAATTAAGACTCGTAGAGACAACCTAAATAATTTAAAGAGAGGATAAATTATGAATCAACAAATGAACGCACTGGTATTTTGTGAAAACAAGAACCTTTATATAAGAAAACCAAACGGACTTGAATACACATTCGAGAATGTTGATAAACCTGCATTAGGTTTTGAATTTGATGTTGTCGTCTATGATGATATTGAAATGAAAATTATGGAATGGATTCCTGGAAAGAGATTCGAAGACCAGGAACAGGTAGCTTTAAATGATATGGAGAAAGAATTGTGTGAACAATATATTTCAAACTCTGAAGCACCAGAAGATATAAATCTTCAATCACAATATGCTGAAAAACTTAATTTTGTTGTTAGGGAACAACATGAAGAGGTAGCTCAATTATATGGATTCCGTGATTTGCAAATGGTTCTAATTGCCGGCAGAGAAGGTTCCAACCATCCAGCAAGAGGAAATGCTAGAAGAGTTTTAGAGTATATTGATAATACTCACAATGTTTACTTTCAAATCCGTGATGAAATCTTTAGCACTAAAGAAGAATTACTTAAAGACTTCGAACATTATAGAAGACAAATACCAGCAGCTGCAATGGCAACAGGACATGTGGATTTAGGACAGTCTTAAATGCAAGTTGTTCATATTGATAAACCATTTCATATACAGGACATGCCTTTAAAGGATATCTATGTCTTAGATGATTGGTTATCAGTTGAACTTCAACATCACTTTGATAAACTCATAACAACAAGTAGTTGGTGGTCTAAGACAAATCAAGTGTCTAGTAATAGTCCTACAGGTCTTGCACACCATTCTTTTTGGGGTGCATCTTTCTTTAGAGATAATTATGCAATAGAACAAGATATGGAACCAATAGACACATTCTTCGTAAAGTATCTTATAGAAAGATTAGAAACAGAGTTTGGTTTTAAATATACTCGTTTTCAATATGCAGGCCTTAATTCACAATCACAAGGTTGTCCAGGAACAATACATCAAGATTGTCCAAATGATGACGCATGGAATATATCATTTCTATATTACCCAAATACATTTTGGAATCCTAATTGGGGTGGTACATTGAGAATGTTCGATAAACCACATCAAGGTTTAGACGGAAGACAAGAACATATTGAAAAACATCAAGTAGCCGAAGTCGAGTTTGTTCCTAATAGACTTGTCATATTTGATGGAAGAATACCTCATGGTGCAGATGCTCCGAATGAATCAGCAAGATACATGGATAGAAAATCTTTAGTGGTGAGAGGAGATGAGATTGAACTTGTCAAAGACCAAAACACCAGATATTTAAAATACACCGAAGTAGAGTTCAAAAGAAAGAGTACACTTTTATAATGCCAACAATTGAATTTACATCATACAACCCTAATACCGTTAAACATAGTAAACCTATTCTTGCATCTAAAGTTCAACCTGAATGGTGGAAAAAGATGAGAATTAATGAGATAGTTAGAGGTGACAAACAACAGACTATCAGAGCATGTCCTGCTATGCAGGATTGGTTGACTATGGGGTATTATCTAGTTGCAGAAACAGATATCGTAGTTCAAGTAGGTCAAGATTTAAATTCTGATGACGGAACCCAATCGACTGCTTGGTCTTATGAACAAAAGAAAATAGGTTCAACAAGTCATCCAGACACACAATTTGGGAATGCTATGGAACCAGAGAAAATGTCTGGACTTCCAGTAAAAGATGCATTTAAATTTAGAAATCCTTGGAATATAAAAACACCTGATGGTTATTCTACACTTTACTTAGACCCATTCTTACACCAGAATCAACATTTTAGTGTTTGGCCAGGTATAATTGATACTGATAAGTTTAATCTAAACATGGACAATGCACAAATTATATTCTATCCCAAAGTTAACCATTCATTTATTATACCAAAAGGAACACCAATTGTTCAGGTAATTCCATTTAGAAGAGAGGAGTGGTCTTCATCGGCACAGATTAAAGACCCGAAAGCTTTTATAGATAATATGTCAGATATCACATCTCCATATAAAGACAGAGACGAACAAACAACCACTTTACACTTAGAATATAGAGAACTGAAAGAAGATAGGAATAAAAAGAAAAAGAAGCTTCAAGATGTTAGAAATGATGGTTCAATTACATCGAAATCAGTTCAAGCAGCCATAAATGAATCGAATCTATTAGAAGAGGGTGGTTTAGGACCTTATAGAAAACTAGGTATGCATGTTTCTAAAAGCAAACTATTTGGTAATGCAGAAAACAAATTAGAAATACCACCTGAATGCCCTATGCATGTCAGTGAAGAATCAAACGAAATACAACTAGAGATGGACTTTGGAGACAAAGATGCCAGTTAAGTTTATTGCCCCACAAATGGTCTTTATAAGAGATTTATTAGACCCACAATATAATGCACTTGACGATAATTATATGACTCTACTTAAAAGAACGGTGGATGAAATGAGGTCAAACGACCCTAAAGGTAGAAAGATATCAAATGCAGATACAGGTTGGCAATCAAATGATGGTTGTGATACCAATCCAGCATTTATGAAATTGATGTCATGTATAAAAGACACTCTCTATGAAGAGGTTTGGCCTTTTTGGGGGTTAGAAAGACATAAAGGTCATGTAGTCGATATGCATAACTCATGGGCAAATATCAATGATAAGGGTGCTTGGAACAAACCACATAAACACAATGGTTGTTGGATGTCAGGTGCTTTTTACATAGATGCACAAGGTGATGAAGGTGATTTTATTGCAATGTCAGATACATCAAGAGTTATGGGTGATTTTCCTAATTCTCCTAGATTCAATGATAACGAACACTTTCAACCTAAGACAGGAATGTTGTATATCTTTCCTAGTGGTTTAACTCACATGGTCGAACCAAATACTACAGATAGAGATAGATATAGTATATCATTTAATATGGGTTATAAATTCAAAGGTGACAATAAAGTAGAAGAAATTGAGGGTTTCCGTTGGGATGAAACTCTATTTGATATAACTTTAGATGGAAAAATTCTTCAGGTGTCGACTTTAGAACAGTGATATTCCATAAATAACTGTATGGAATTAATAATCGACGCACATGTAATTTGGAATATACTTATAACGGTAGTATTAGCACCGTTAGGGTTTCTTGTAAGGTCAGTTCTCTCAGAACAGAAAAGACTTGATATTCTAGTTAACAAAACACGAGAAGAGGTTGCTAGAGACTATGTCACCAGGCAAGAGATTGAACAAGACATGGAAAGACTTGCTAGACAACTTCAAAGAATTGATGAGAAGATAGATAGACTCCAGAGTAAAACCTATTTCCAAGAATAGAATCTGTATAAATAGTAGTAGACCTTAAAATGGAATATTACTATGGCAAAACCAAATAGCAAAGCAACCTTCAAAGAATACATCAAAAGAAGACTTGGTGCGCCTGTTTTAGAAATCAATGTTGATGACGACCAGTTTGATGATAGAATAGATGAGGCACTACAATACTTTCATGAGTATCATTACGATGGTTCTATTAAAACATATCTAAAACATCAACTTACATCTTCTAATCTAACTCAGATGAAGACTGATACAAGTATGACATCGAATCCTGCAGGAACACACGATTATTCAAACACTTCATTTAAAGAACAACAGAATTATATCGTTCTTCCAGAGTTTGTTCTTGCTGTTATGAACATATTCCCATTCAATGATAAACACAATTTAAATATGTTTGACCTTAGATATCAAATGAGACTTAATGATATGCAAGATTTAACATCAACAAGCATTCTAAACTATTCAATGGTTCAACAACACATTAGTATGTTAGATGATTTACTGGTTGGACAAACACCAATAAGATATAATACTCATCAGAACAGACTATACTTAGATATGGACACTTCAAATGTAAGTGCAGATGAGTATATCATTGTGGAATGTTATAGAAAGATAGACCCTACAAACTTTACCGACATATATAATGATATGTGGTTGAAGAAATATGCAACTGCATTAGTCAAGTATCAATGGGGAGAAAACTTATCTAAGTTCTCAGGTGTTGCATTACCAGGTGGTGTGACATTAGATGCAACTCAGATGAAGACTGAAGCACAAGAAGAGATTACACGATTAGAAGAAGAGTCAAGGTTGAATTTTGATATGATGCCAATTGACTTAATGGGATAATATTATGCCAACAAATGTATTTTTTAACCATGCAGTTAATACTGAACAACACCTATACGAGGATTTAGTTGTTGAGTCACTTAGATTCTATGGTCATGAAACATACTATCTGCCTAGAGAAATAGTCGAAGAAGATTCTATTCTAGGAGAAGATGTTCAATCAAAATTCGGAGATGCTTATTCAGTAGAGATGTACTTGGATAATGTTGAGGGGTTTGAAGGTGAGGATTTATTCTCTAAGTTTGGTATTCAAACACAAGAAGAATGTACCTTCACACTTTCACTTAGAACCTGGGAAAGATTCATATCATTAGATTCAAATTTAGTTTCATCACTTAGACCTAACGAAGGAGATTTAGTATATTTTCCTATGTCAGGTTCTATGTTTGAAATTAGATATGTAGAAGACCAAAATCCTTTCTATCAAATAGGTAAACTATTTGTTTTCAAACTCAAATGTACATTGTTTGAATACTCAGGAGAAGACTTCGATACAGAAATTGATGCAATTGATATCGTTGAAGACCAACAAGCATATACAATTCAATTAACATTAGATTCTTCTGGTTCAGGTGACTATGCAGCGAATGAATCAATATCCATTGGTGGTACAACCATTGGAGAGGTAACATCTTGGAAAGCATCTACACATCTACTTACAGTTAAAGACATCACCACAACGATTCAGGTTGGTGACACGATAGTTGGTGCCGTTAACAATGCATCTTATACAGTTGCAAGTATTAGAGATATTCTAACAATGAATGATGGTACAGGTGCCGATAATGCAGACTTAGAGACTAGTGCAGATGGTTACCTAGACTTCTCAGAAACCAATCCTTTCGGTGAGGTCACATAATGTTCGGTACATATTTTTATAATGAAACAATTAAAAGAAGTGTATCTATTTTTGGAACATTATTCAATAACATAACTCTTAAAAAGATAAAAGCAGATGGTACTGTTGTAGGTCAACAGATAGTTCCTATATCATATGGTCCAAAACAGAAATGGTTAGAGAGAATAAATGTAGACCCGAAAGAACGAGATGGCAATATTACAGGTATGACATTTCCTAGAATGGCGTTTGAATTATCTAGTATAGAATATGATGCAACGAGACAACAAAACAAGTTAATTAGAAGTCAGAAAAGTTCCTTAGAATCAGATGGTGTTAATAGAGGATTTCAATATAATCCTGCACCATATACATTAGGTTTTAAACTTAGTATTATGACTAAGAACATGAACGATGCATTACAAATTGTAGAACAAATTATACCCTATTTTCAACCAGAGTATACAGTCACAATGAAAATGATTGACTCTATGACTGATTATAGAGATGTACCAATCACACTCAAAACTGTAGCATTCGAAGATAACTATGAGAGTGGATTTGAAGAAAGGAGATTCATTGAGTATTCATTAGACTTTGATATGAAATTATACTTCTTCGGTCCTGTTTATACTGGTAAGATTATTAAAAATGTTATTGAAAGAGATTACATTAACTCAGATGATAATGTTGGTTTCACTACAACACAAATTCAAAGTTCAGGTCTTGTAAAAGAAGTTAAACATTACGAACCTGCTTTCGATGAAGTTGCAAATGCTGTATCTAACTCAACCACAGTCACTTTCCCAAGTGCCATAAATAGTAAGATAAGTGCAAGTGATGAAGTGTTTGGTACAAACCTAACAACAAATCCTACCATTACATCGGTTGCAAGTAATAAATTATCAATAGTAGTGAGTAATGCAATTACTATTGATGCAAATACGAAGTTGTTATTCGTTGGTTCAGTAGACCCAGGTGATACATTCGTAGTTGCAGAAACAGTGAATTTTTATGATGACGGAGGTTCTACCACATATTCAGAGGACCTTACAAGTGATGCTTAATTATGCCAAAAGATATAGATAAAAAACTAGATGATGTTTTAGACATTCAATCTTCGATTAAAAAAGAAACCACTGCAGTGGTAATTCCTAAAGAAAGGTCTCAAAACATTGAGACTGATTACAAATACACTAGAGAAAACTTGTACGGTCTTGTTGAAAGAGGACAAGATGCAATCGAAGGAATCTTAGATGTCTGTAAAGAGACTGAGAATCCTCGTGCATATGAAGTTGCAGGCCAATTAATTAAAACAGTTGGTGAGACTGCAGAGAAGCTTCTCGATGTTCAACAGAAACTTAGAAAACTTGAAGACAATGATGAAAAAATTAGAGACCAACACAATCATTTATATGTTGGGTCAACTGCAGAATTACAGAAGTTCTTAAAGAAAAACAAATAGATTATGATTAAACCACCAAAAGATGTGGAGTTCTTTAAAACCGCATATTGCTTCACCGACTCTCAAAGAAATACATCATATGAGAATTGGATATCAGAGAATGTTAAAGATAAAATAGTCATAGATTTGGGTGCTGGTTCAGGCATACTATGTTATCTTGCAGTCAAGTATGGTGCAAAGAAAGTATATGCCTTAGAGAGACGGTCTGAACTTATAGATAGAATGAAAGAGATTCTAGGAGATACAGTAGAGTATATTCATGGTGATTTACTAGAAACAGAATTACCAGAATGTGATATCTACTTGCATGAATGGTTAACATCAGAACTTTGGGATGAAAAACGATTTCTTAAAAACTTTTATAAAGAAGAAGATAAAGAGTTAGATGTTGGACACATACTGGACTTAGTTGAATACGCAACAAGACATAACTTTATAGATAAACTATATCCAAATAAAGTGCAACTATCAGATATCAGAGGAGAGTCAACTTGTGAATACGAAGATATAGGTTATGATAAACATTCCAAATATTCTAAACAGTTCTTACAAGATTACTATCCTGATATAAAAGAAAATTTGATGTATAGAAATAATTTTCATTATAAAAAGATAATATGGGAAGGAAACTTGGAATTTTTAACATACTACAAGTCAATTGAAACATGGAATTATTTGGGTTGGATTTTTACATTTGATGGCAAACATGAATTATCAAATCATCTGCCTATATCTCATTGGGGTTTAAAACATGGTACAACCTAAAAACGAAGGTTACTTAGGTAACACTTTAGTCAAAAGGTCAGGTATTGAAACTAAGTATTCCGACCAAGAAATGCAAGAGTATGTGAAATGTTCACAAGACCCTTGTCATTTTATTGAGAACTATACACAAATTATATCACTAGATGAGGGTATGGTACCCTTTAAACTTCGTGGGTACCAAGACAGACTCATCGAACACTACAACTCAAATCGTTTTAATATCGTTCTTGCATCTCGTCAGAGTGGTAAATCAATCACATCTTGTGCGTATCTATTATGGTTTTTACTCTTTAATCCAGAAGTCACTGTTGCTGTTTTGGCAAACAAAGGTGCAATTGCAAGAGAAATGATTGCAAGAATGGTAACCATGTTGGAAAGTGTTCCCTTTTTCCTACAACCTGGAGTAAAAATACTTAACAAAGGGTCCATAGAATTTGCAAACGACTCAAAAGTAGTCGCTGCGGCAACTTCCAGTTCCAGTATCCGTGGATTGTCTATTAACCTCTTGTATCTTGATGAGTTTGCCTTCGTTGATGATGCAGAGACATTCTATACTGCAACATATCCTGTTGTCACATCTGGTAAAGATTCTAAGGTTATCATTACATCTACTGCAAACGGTGTTGGTAATATGTTCTATAAGATATATGAAAGTGCCGTTCATAAACAATCTGAATATAAACACTTTCTTATTAACTGGTTCGATGTACCAGGAAGAGATGAAGAATGGAAGAAAGAGACTATTGCAAACACATCAGAAGCACAATTTGAACAAGAGTATGGAAACTCATTCTTAGGAACAGGTAATACTCTTATAAATTCTAATACATTATTGGGTTTAATGGCAAAAGAACCAGATTGGAACAGAGATGGTGTTAAAGTATATGAGAAACCTAAAGAAGGACACACATATATTACTACTGTTGATGTCTCCAAAGGTCGTGGAATAGACTATTCTACATTTACTATTATGGATATATCAGTGAAACCATTCAGACAGGTTTGTACCTATAGAGATAATATGATATCTCCTATGTTATTTCCAGACCTAATTGCAAAGTATACTACACCCTATAATGAATCATTAGTAATCATTGAGAACAATGCAGAGGGTGGAATGGTTGCAACACAACTACATTATGATATAGAATATCCAAATGTCTTTGTTCAAGGTATGAGTAAAGCAGAAGATATCGGTGTGACAATGACTAAAAGAATTAAAAGAATAGGTTGTTCGACATTAAAAGAGTTATTAGAAGAGAACCGAATGACAATATGTGATAGAGAAGGTATCACCGAACTCATGACTTTTATAAGTAAAGGTACTAGTTTTGAGGCAGATAGAGGGTTTCATGACGATATGGTTATGAATCTAGTGTTATTCTCATGGTTTGTGACAACAGAACACTTTTACCATTTAACTGATAGACAAGTTAAAGAACTATTATACGCAGAACAACAAAAACAAATAGAAGACGATATATTACCAGCAGGTGTATTCGATACAGGACAGAACAATACTGAATCCTTTGTCGATGCTGATGGAGATAGATGGTTTTTAGATTAACTAAATACATGTATAGAATGTAAACGGAAGCATTCATTGGGTTATTTAAACTTATAAATAATCTAGTAAACACTTTTTACATTAACAGGAGAAAAGTATGGCATTTCAAGTATCACCAGGAGTTCAAGTCTCAGAGATAGACTTAACAAATGTTGTGCCTGCAGTTTCAAGCACTACTGGTGCTTTTGCAGGTCAATTTAAGTGGGGACCTGTTGATGAAGTAAAAACAGTTTCAGATAGTAAGGGTTTGATAGATGAGTTTTCGTCACCTGCAAATACCGATGCTGGAGCTGAAGACTTTTATTCAGCAGAAGCATTCTTGAAGTATGGTTCATCACTAAGAGTAGTTAGAATTAACACAACATCTTTAGCATCAGCAAATGCTTTAGGTGGTGCATCTCAACTACTAAAGAATGATGGCGAGTACGAAAGCACCTATAAAGGTGGAACTCAGTCCGGCACAGTCGGAGATTGGGTAGCGAGATATGCAGGTTCTTTAGGAAACTCAGTCAAAGTTTCCGTATGTGCGTCAGCGAACGCATATTATAACGACTCAGTTACCACTGTAGGTGGAACAGAAGCAGTCGGACAAACTATAATTTCAGTTGCCGATTCATCAGTATTCAACATAAGAGACCAGGTTCAGTTCCAAGGTGATAATAACTTCTACAGAGTTATATCAAAACCAGACGGAACATCTATAACTATTGTTGCATTGAATCAACCAGCTGGCACAGGTTTATTAGTAGCTCAATCAAGTGGTTCTAATATCGATAGATATTGGGAATTCCATAACTTGTTTGATTCTGCACCAGGTATTTCAGCAGCTCAATCAGCGGTTTCAGGAACTGCAGATGAAATGCACATCGTTGTCATAGACGAAGATGGAGAAATATCAGGAACAGTTAACGGAGTCCTAGAGACTCACGGATATGTTTCTTGTGCTTCAGACGCTAAAGACTCAACAGGAAGAAGTAATTACTACAAGAATGTAATTGCAAGAGATTCCGAATGGGTATGGTGGTCAGGTCATAAATCAACAATCATTAATGGTTCTACAGTAGATAGAACTCATGCACAATCAGTTGCAGCTGCATTTTTAAGACCATTATTACCAGTGAACTATTCACTATCTGCAGGTGTAGACGGAAGAAGTCCTACTGCAGGTCAAAAGTATGGTGCATGGGACACACATTTCTCAGATGCAGATACAGTAGACATTTCATTCTTAATATGTGGTTCAACAAGAACTGATAACGGAAGTGGTACTGACCAAGATACAGTTGCAGACCATAATACAATAGTGAATCAAGGTATATTACTTGCAACAACAAGAAAAGATTGCATGTTCATATGTTCACCAAGAAAAACATCAATCGTTGATGTTTCTTCAGAATCAACACAAGTAGCAAATGTTAAAGCAGACTTTTCAAATGTCACATCTTCATCATATGCAGTGTTAGATTCAGGTTGGGTATATTCTTACGATAGATTCAATGACAAGTATTGTTGGGTTCCAGGCAACGGACACACTGCAGGTATCATGGCAAGGTCAGACTTGTTAAGAGACCCATGGTTCTCACCTGCTGGATTCAGCAGAGGACAATACTTAGGTATCACTAAACTTGCTTTCAATCCGAAACAAGGAAGTAGAGATGACCTATATCGTGCAAGAATTAATCCAATAGTCACATTCCCTGGACAAGGTACTGTACTATTTGGTGACAAAACAGCATTAACAACACCTTCTGCATTCGATAGAATCAATGTTAGAAGATTATTCATAGTATTAGAGAAAGCAATAGCAGCGGCTGCTCAAGCACAATTGTTTGAGTTCAACGATGCATTTACAAGAGCACAATTTAGAAGTGCTGTTGAACCTTTCCTAAGAGATGTAAAAAACAGAAGAGGATTAGTAGACTTCTCAGTTATTTGTGACGAAACAAATAACACTGATACAGTGATTGACAGAAACGAATTCGTTTGTTCAATCTTTGTAAAACCTGCTCGTTCAATTAACTTTATTACATTGAACTTTGTAGCTGCGAGAAGTGGTGTAGAGTTTAGTGAAATCTATTCAGCAGTTTAAGGAGAGTAAAGAATGGCAACAATAGACCAATTTAAAGCAAACTTAATCGGAGGCGGCCCAAGAGCTAACCGATTCAAAGTCTTTATCCCAAGAGTAGGAAACA